GCGCTGCCGTCGCAACACGCCAAGAAGCCATCGCAGGATGTGCAGCAAGATATCGACGAGACGCCTCAACGAGCTGGGGTCCGTCGAGTCCAAGTTGTCGCGCTCCAGGAATGTCACCAGCGCCATGTGGGTCTCCTCCGTAGTTCAGTCTGTAGACGAATCGCTTAGCAAACGTGCGCCTGATGTCTTCTTTACCAGCCCAACCGACCACCTTCACCCACTCGGCATCTTTCGTCGGGTCGCGGCGCTCCGTGGGCTTTGGCAGGTCAAAGATGTCGCACGCATTGAGCGTGTGAACGTCCCAGTCGCGCTCAAAGGCTTCCAGATAGGCTGCGTCTTTCGCGAGTGCTGCCAAGATGCGAAGCTCAATCTGATCCCAGTCCCAGCCCACGAATGACATACCCTCGTCGGGTATTAACGTACCCTTTAGCTCGCTTGGGTCTTGCTGTAGTGGTGGTTCGGTAATGCTCCACCGCCCGCTGGCTTGCGCGTGGAGCTTCATTGAGGGATAGATGCGCTCAGCGTCACGCGGCGCCAAGTAGTGCGTCAAAATCTGCTGAGCCCCGGCATAGATGACACGAGCCTCAAGGAGAGGGTCGGCGCCCTGTCCAATACGGCTCAGGGCTTCATCCACGCTGAGCCCGTTCTTCTCTTCTTCTTCGAAGTCTGGGATTGGGTCGATTGCCTTACGGAGCTCAGCGATGGCATCTCCATCAACCGTGGCAGATCTGGTGTCCCTGTTGATTTGAGCCTGATAGCCGCGCTCCTTATAGAGCGCGGCCTTTAGTTGGTCGTCGCTGCCCACGTTAAAGGGCCGGCCCATGCATGCCTGAGCAATCTGGGAAGCCACAGTCTTCTTCGTCTCATAGAGCCGGGTCTTCTCGGTGACGAGGCCACGATTGACTCTTAGCCCACGTTGCGCGCGCCGGAGGATGATGGGCACAAGTGGCAACGACTGCGCCCGGTAGATAGCCGCAGACGGGGCATCGTGCCGTAGCTCTTTAACCAGCCCTTCGTAGACAGCAATGGTGTCTATCACGTCGCCCCAATTGTAAAGCTCCGGGTCTACTTTCGCAAGGTGCTTCATCTTAGGATACGAACCGTAGAGGGACGCCAGGAACTCTAATGTATGTGGCCAATCGCTCCACAGGAGAGCGTGCATGAGCATCGTATCATCTATGGCGCGATAGTCCGCATACTGGATGCCCAGGTTATCCCGCAGCACCGGCACGTCCGCCATAGCGTTCTGGAAGACGATAGGACACGCCGCTACCAAGACCAGCAGAGCGTTGCGGAGCATGCTTCGACCCACAGGGCTTAACGTATTCACAGCGACCTGAATCCCGTGCGGCATCTCAGGATACCCAAGTCCAATCATCAGGAGGTAGCGCGATCCGCGTGCGTATTCGGTGTCGATCACTACGAACGGCGCGCGTGCAGCAGCCTCTTCGACCCACGGCAGCAAGATAGACGGGTCAGCCGTCTTGGGGATACGCTCAAACGGCGGTACGGCTAGAGGCCACTTATCATCCAGCCACCGACCAATCTTAGCCCAGTCAACGCTGACTGGGAGCGCATTCTTTGGTGCCCGGAAAAGATCCGCAGGGTGAAGTGTCCCAAAGACACTCGCCCCATTGAAAAGCTTGGGGCCAACAAAGCCGCGCCAGTCGGTGATAGCAAAAGCCTGTCCTAGCGCGCGCCAAGCGACAGCGCCTGCGGCAATGATCTTGCTCAGCCCCTGGACGTCGTCATATTGACGACAGTGTTTCAGTGCCGCGCTAAGTATGGCTGGCGGCGGTAGTTTGTTGACCTTCTTACCCGTTTTAGGGTCACGCCAGCGACAGCGGAAGGCATTACAGACTGATGTATTGACGCTTCGGGTCAGGCCCGCACGTGGGAGCCACTTGCGGTCCAGGTCGTCACCAGTCGCACCAACTGCGGGCTTGGCTTTACGTTCCTCGCCATCGCCGGGGTTCTGGAGCCATACTTGGGTGAGTGCACCTGCTATCAACTCGTCAGGTACAAAGCCCTCACCGTCATCGTAAAGCGGGCAGCCCTTACATGTATCTGGTTTTTTCATCTAGTCCCACTCGAAGTCTGCATCGGAACCCCATCCACACAGATGAGAGCAGCACACATCGGAATATATTGTGCTCCCGTGCTCACTTGTATATGTTGAGGTCCCGTGTCGGTTGCAATGCGCGCGATAGCCTTTACCCACGAGCGCGCCACATACATGACAGATATGTTTCCCAGCTAGCACCCACTGTGCGTACTCAAGTGCGTCGATTTGTGTCATATCGCACCCACCACAAGTATGCGGTGCTGTATTTATAGGACGGATGACAGTACGGGCCGTGCGTCCGCAAACACCAATCGCAGTATTCGTAGGCGACCACGTGATCCTTATTCACTAACCCCGGCATCATCCGGCAACACTCACAAAGGTGGCCACCCGCCAATATTGCTTCGACAGTTCCTAGGGGAATCTCAGGTAGCTTTCTAGAGCCCAAATGTAACTTCGCGCCCGCATTTTGGGCAGTACCATTTGTGGATGACTTCGACCGAGCGGTTGTTGAATTCAAGTGGGGCCTCAGTTAGCGTAACATTTTCGTGTCGATCTTCCCAGCAGACAACACACGTAAATGCCTCTCGTCTATCGGGCTCAATGGTAGCAGGGGAGAGATTCGAACTCTCGTCATGCGGGGTATGAACCCGCCGCTGGCGCCCTTCCAGTCCACCCTGCGGTGTCATTACTGAGCCTCCTAAGAAATCACCAAGAGGAGTTCTCTGCCCAAGCATATCACTAGGGCGTGTGGCCTCCTCCTGGCGTAGCCTGGCCAAATGGCTAGTAAACCGCTGCCACACTAAGCGGGCCCCGCGGCTAAGCACCTGAAAGGCTTAGACGCGAGAAACACTGTCCACGAAGTTCTTGGCATCGTAGCCCGCCTTACGATAGTCGCGGCGCTGCTCCGGAGTGCGAGCTGTGCGCCAGCCGTCAGGAGTCTTGAATGCCTCAGTGACATAGAGGCTGAGTTGGTAGCCTCCTGCGGCCTCCACAACCTTACCGACCGTTTCCGCCTTCATGTCCAGTGCCGTGACGAGCTGACCCCACAGCTTCGAGGGGCCATCCAGCTTGTTATTCTTCATGCGGCGCACGTCCCATGAGCCATCGAAGCCCACCGACCCCTTACGGCTACCATCCTCACGATCAAATAGCTGGCCAAATAGACGCACCATCTCACGCCCCGGCCAGGGGGAGCGGTCGCTTGCACGCTGCGTCTGGACTCGCTTTGGCGTGAACGTATACCGCCCCGTCGGCACCGTGAAGCGCTCGAAGGATTCCTTGATCTGCTCCTCGGACGTGTACGTCTGGTAAAGCTCCGCGACATCCAGCCCAGTATCAGTTCCCATCGTGTCTACCATCACTTCATTTTCCTTCCCGCCAGGGCCATCTCAGCAGCCTCTGGCATGAAACACTCTGCAATCGCAGCCTTGATCTTGGCCCAGCCACCTGGACCTTCTGGAAGCGTGAGCTCCGCTGGCAACGATCGTGGCAGTCGCGCCCGGATAACCATGTTGCCGACTGGCGCTGTTAGGACATAACGCTCGATCTTTGTTGGGTTAACAGGTCGCGTTTTCAGCACAAATACGAAGTCAAACATGCCCCCGACGCCTGCTGCCTGGCGACCCGGCAGGTCTGGAGTGAGTGTGATTTCGCCAGTAATCTGATCCATCGAACGGTCACTCGATGCTGTGGCCATGACGATAGGTGCCATCCAGCGGAGCGTAGGAACCACTTGCTCAAACGCTTGATGAATCTTCTGCCAGTCATCGCTACCCTTGCCGACTGATGGCAACCGCTGCCCACACACGCTCCGGATGACGAACTTGCCCAGCCACTGAAAGCCGTCGATGCCAACAGCGGCTAAGCCTTGCATCTTAGCATCGTCTATGATAGCCTTGAACTCCTCAAGGTCATGGGCAGTGTAGCCAATATCCCCAAGGCCAAGCGTAGATACGGATAGGCTACCATCTTCGCCAGCCATGTTGATGTAGCGCACGGGGCCGGTTGCAGCCTCCGTTCGGAGCATGTCGCCAAGCAGGCTCGTCTTGCCAACACCATAGTTCCCGTGGATCAAATAGGTTGAACGTTCAGGCTTGGCCTGGTCAAGATTGAACCGCAACTTGGCGATGTCGATCATTAGTCGTCGTTCTCATTCTTCTCGCAACCCTCTATGCGGATCTCTACGCCGCCGATCCCCGCATAGTCCGTTTCCGCAAAAATACCGATCTCAGATAAGTCACGCAAAAGACCGTCGCGATCCTCCCTACGAAAGTGCATCGTAATCTTTCCATAGAACATTACACACTCTCCTTTACCCGTTCCAGTTGTACGTATTCGTGCGACATCAGTGTAGGGTCAAGATGATGGCGGAAGCACGCATTATACATTTCACAGAGCCCATAGCGGTCAGCGTGCTGCGTTGCCATCCAGGGAGCCACACCTTCCTTTTCGATACGTTCCATCACCTCCCACATCCCCTTAGCGGATTCGTACCAGATCGCAAGCGTCTCATGAGATACTGCGTCAGGCGTGATGAATGGTGTATACCCCCGCGTCCCGTGAAGCTCACAAATGCCGACGTGCTTGACCGGGCGCCCATACTTTTGGCCCACAAAGTAAGCATAGTGAAGCAACTGATGCGAGACGCTCCGCTCCAAGCGGTCGATGTTTTCCCAGTATCCAGGTTGCGCGCCAGTCCGGGTCGTCCACCGAGATTTGTAGTCAATCACGAGAAGGTCGCCCGCTTTGTCCTCTACTACCAAGTCTGGGCGGGCGTTGCCAGCTTCAGGCCCAAGTTCCAGCTCTACCCCGACGATGTGGTAGTGTTGCGTGGGATTCTTGGCTGTGTAAGCGCCAAGCATGCGCTTGGCATTCTCAAGAATCTCGTCTGCTTCGGACACGATAGCCGTATTTGGCAATTGGCGTTGTGATGCTTCCAGCTCCTCGATGCCTTGGTGGAAGATGGTAGACATGACGTCAGCAGCGCGCTTAAACCTGATTTCGATTGCGCTCGTGTCACCTGCTTGGGTCATGAGGTTGTACGCGCCCACGCCAGACGCGATAGCACGCCCACCAATGGCATAAAGGTCACGCTTGGACAGGACACGCGGATGCCAGCCATT